ACGCACCTCGACGCGCTTCGCTATCCCGGCTCACGGCACCTCCTGCTCCGCAAGACGCTGTCGTCCCTCACCGCGTCCACGCTGGTGACGTGGCGGCGCGGCATCATCCCCGACGCGACGGCCGCCGGCATCGTCCGCTTCTACGGCGGCAGCAGCCAGGAGCCGGCGGCGTTCCGCTACCGCAACGGGTCAACGGTCGTCGTCGGCGGCCTCGACCGGGCGACCCGTCTCCTGTCCACCGAGTACGACACCATCCTGTGCGACGAGGCGACGGAAACCACCGCCGAAGACCTCGACATGGCGGAGACCCGCCTCCGCAACGGCGTCATGCCGTACCAGCAGCTGCGCCTACTCACCAACCCCGGCAGCCCCCACCACCACCTGAAGCAACGGTGTGACACGGGCCGCTGCCGCATGATCTACAGCAAGCACGAAGACAACCCGCGCATGTGGCAGGACGGCGCGTGGACGAACTACGGGCGGACGTACCTGGAGCGCCTCGACACCCTCACCGGGGTGCGTTACCAGCGCATGCGGCACGGGCTGTGGGTCGCCGCTGACGGGCTGGTGTACGAGGAGTGGGACGAGTCGATCCACCTGATCGACGCGTTCGACGTGCCGGCGTCGTGGCGGCGCGTGTGGACGATCGACTTCGGTTACTCGAACCCTACGGTGGTGCAGTGGTGGGCGATTGACCCGGACGGCCGTGCCTACCTCTACCGTGAGCTGTACCTGTCACGTAAGACGGTCGACCAGATCGCAGCGAAGGTACTCAAGCAAGTCACCGACACGGGCACGAAAGACGGCCGCTGGAAGGAACCGAAGCCACGCGCCGTCGTCTGCGACCACGACGCCGAAGGCCGCGCCGTGTTCGAACGCGAGACCGGCCTGCAGACCCGCGCAGCAGACAAGCGCGTAAAGCTCGGCATCGACACCGTGAAGACCCGCATGCGCGTCGCCGGTGACGGCAAGCCGCGGATGTTCATCATGCGCGGCGCGCTGTGCCACCGCCCGGACCCGTTCATGGCAGAGGCAAAGAAGCCGACGTGCACCGCCGAAGAACTGCTCTCCTACCAGTGGGACAACAAACACGGGGAGCAGCAGGAGACAGTCGTGAAGGAAAACGATCACGGCGCAGACGCCGCCCGGTACCTGTCCATGTACCTAGACCCGCCGTCCCGCGGACGCTCCCGACTCCACCTCCCCGGCAACCTTGGCCCACTCCGGTAGCCTGAACACGCTCGACCCCCGCGCGGTAGGACGCCCGGGGGTCGACGCATGTACGGAGAGTTGTGCCACGATATCGGCATGATCTCGCCATGGCTGTTCGTCGTCGCCGCACTGGCCGCGGCACGGATCACCCGACTTGTCACCCGTGACACGATCACGCAGCCGCTGCGCCTGTGGCTGATCAACCGGGCCGGCGTCGACACGCGACTCGCGGAGCTGATCCAGTGCGACTGGTGTTCTGGCGTATGGGTGTCGTCCGCTGTCATCGGTACGACGTGGGCGTGGGGCGACCATAGGTGGGTGCAGGTCTGTCTGACGATTCTCGCCGCGGCGCACGTCGTGGGATATCTCGCCACGTGGGAGCGTGACTGATGGCACCGTTCCGTAAGGCCCCGGTGGTGGTGCAGGAGCAGCCGCGCCGGGCGATCGTCGCGTCCGCCGCCCGGTACACGTTCGGCGGCGCGCAGGCATGGAAGGGAACCCTTCCCGCAGGTGACCGGCGCTGGCAGGTCGAGGCGTGGCGGCACTACGACATGTGCGGTGAGTTGCGGTACGCGACCGGGTGGAAGGGTAACGCGTGCGCTCAGGCGCTCCTGTACGCCGCGGACATCGACCCGGACACCGGCCGTCCCGTCGGCCCGTCCACCAACCCGAAGATCATCGAGATCGCGGGGAAGGTACTCGGCGGGCCCGTCAAGCGGCCGCAGCACATCCGCACCATGGTCCTGAACCTGGAGATGACAGGGGAGGTGTACGTCGTCGTCGTCGCCCGGAAGGGCAAGGAAGTCGACGACACGTGGCTTGTCGTGTCCGGCACCGAGCTGAACCAGTCCGGCGGCGCCGTCGAGTTCACCCACCCGGAAACCGGCCTGCCGACGAAGGTCGGCCCGAAAGACACCCTGATCCGGATCTGGAACCCTCACCCCCGGCTGCAGCTCGCAGCGGACTCCGCCGTACGGGCGCTACTCCCCACCCTCCGTGAGATCGAGAAGTCCAGCCAGAACATCGCTGCCCGCCTCGACTCCCGCCTGGCGTCCGCCGGCGCGTTCATCGTCCCGTCGGAGGCTGACCTTCCCACGACGGACGACAGTGAGCCGGAAGAGACGGCGTCCCTCACCGACATGATCTTCCAGTCGATGCGGAAGGCACTGTCCGACCCGGGATCCGCCGCGGCGCAGGTCCCGATCATCTTCGAGGTGCCCGCCGAGTTCGCCGACGCATTCAAACTGATCAACTTCGAGTCGCCACTCTCGAAGGAAATCATCGAGTTGCGCGCCGACGCGATCGGCCGGCTCGCCGCCGGACTCGACCTGCCCCGCGAAGTCGTCGAAGGCATGGGCGACAGCAACCACTGGTCCGCGTGGCAGGTCGCCGAGGAGACGTACCGCACGCACCTCGTCCCGATCCTCGACGTCATCTCCGACGCCCTCACCGCCGCCTACCTGCACCCCGTCGCGGAGGCAGCCGGCATCCCCGACGTCGACACGTACATGCTGGCGTTCGACGGGTCCGCACTCATTGGCGAACCCGACCCGCTGCAGCAGGTGCTGGAGCTACTCGACCGCGGCCTGATCACCCCCGAAGCGGCACTCACCATGCTGCACATCCCGGAGGACTACGCGCCGACCGGACAGGACAAGCTGGTGGCACTCGCCACGCAGCTTGTCGGCCGCGCCCCGACACTGTTCGAGAACCCGGTGTTGCAGCGGATCCTCGGCTTCGCGAAGGCGCCCGCCGCGCCTGCGGTCGAGGCAGCGCCGCAGGAACCGCCGGTAACCGCGTCCGCTGCGCCCGCACGCCCGGTCGACATCGCTTCCCTTGCCGTCGTTCACGCGCTGGAGCGGGCCGGGAACAGGCTCTTGAACACGCAGCGCCTCAAGGCCGAGTACGCGGACGTCCCCCGTCACGAACTCCACGTGAAGCTGCGCCCCGACGACCGGCACGGCGACCTGCTGCAGGACGCTTGGCGGCACGTCCCCGAGCTCGCCGACCGGTGGGACCTTGACGGGTACTGCCGCCGCCTGATCGCCGTCGGGCTGCCGCACGACACGCAGGCACTCGCGCAGTGGATGGCGTCCCGTGGCCAGTGACGACGAGAACATCCGCCGCGGCTGGCTCGCCGCGGCCCGGCAGTGGACGGCGGACACGGCCGGCCGGGTCATGGAGCCATGGCGTAGCGCCCGCATGACACCGAACGGCGTATGGGTGTTGTCCGCGCAGGGGCAGTGGGTGGAGCAGCTGCAGACGAACGTGCGGCCGCCGATCCTCGGGGCGCTGCGTCGCGCCGTGCAGACGGTCACCGGGTCCGCGCCGCCTGCCGGCTTCGACCAGTCACAGTACGTGACGGACTACCTGCAGCAGTCGATCAACCGCATGTCGAACACCCCGGATCAGGTGTACCGGGAGATCACCCGCACCCTTGACGAAGGCATCGCAGCGGGCGAGTCACACCCGAACTCGCGGCCCGCGTGCAGCACGTGTTCGATGTGACGGGCAACCCGTTCTGGGAGAACCGGGCGACGGTTGTCGGCCGCACCGAGGCGCACGCCGCCGTACAGGCGGGCACTCTCGCGGGTGCGGCGCAGCAGCAGATCGAGACCAGACGCCCCCTGATGAAGGTGTGGCAGGCCACCCTCGGGCAGCCCGAGCGCACCCGCCCAGCACACGCCGCTGCGCACGGGCAGGCGCAGCCGTTGACGTCCCCGTTCATCGTCGACGGGGAGAAACTGCAGTACCCCGGCGACCCGACCGGATCCGCCGGCAACGTCATCCAATGCCGCTGCTCGATGACGTTCCGTGAGGCGTGACAGTGGACCGTGCCACCGTAGACGCAGCTACACCACAAGGGAGACACCATGGCTGACACATGGACGGCAGTGATCGGCCGTCTCGGAGTGCCCACATCCGACGGCAGGGTGATCATGCCCGCGGGGTTCACGAACCGTGAGCTGCCGCTGCCCCTGTCGTTCCAGAAGATGAGCGACTACGGACACGACAAGTCCGTCGTCGTCGGCCGGATCGACACCCTGTCCGTCGACCAGTCCGGAATGGTCAACGCCACCGGTGCGTGGCTCGACGCAGAGAAGATCCCCGAAGTCGCCGAGGCGATGGAACTCGTCGCGAACGGCGTCGTGGGCCCGTCCATGGACGCAGGCGGCTGCGAAGTCGAGTACGTCGAGACCGGCGGCGGCTACGGCATGTTCGACGACGACGGCTACCAGGAGCCGAAGCCGTACGGGGAGGTGTGCGTGTTCACCGCATACGAGTGCGCCGGCGCCACCCTCGTCTCCATCCCCGCGTTCACCGGCGTGTGGCTGCGCACCGACGGCGTTACCGCCCCGTCGCTCACCGCGGCCGGGGTGCGCACCTCCGGGTGGGACAGCATGCCCGTCGCCGACGGTGACCCGGAGTGGGACGGGCAGGCCGCCGCCGACCGCGTCGCCACGTGGGCGGGTGTCGACGCAGCCGACGCCGGCGACGCGGAGTGGGAGAAGTACGCGCGCGCGTTCCTGTGGCAGGACCCGGAGGCGGACCCGCACACGAAGGGCGCATACAAGCTCGGTGTCGCGGACGTCATCGACGGTGAACTGCGGATCGTCCCGAAGGCGGTGTACGCGGTCGCTGGTGTCCTGAACGGGGCGCGGGGCGGCACGGACATCCCGGACGCGGACCAGACCCGCCTGAAGGGCATCGTCACGGACCTGTACGACAAGATCGCGAACGCGCTCGACGACGACACGATCACCGCACCGTTCTCCCTGGTGGCGTCCGCCGCCCCCACGGTGCCGCCCCTCGCATGGTTCACCAACCCGCAGCTGACCGGGCCGACCCCACTCACCGTCACCGACGACGGACGCGTGTTCGGGCACGTCGCCGTATGGGGCGTCTGCCACATCGGCCTGCCCGGCTGCGTCACCCCGCCGCAGTCCGCCGCCGAGTACGCGTACTTCCGCACCGGCGCGACCATGACCGACGCCGGTGAGGTCCCGACGGGCAAGCTGACCGTAGGCGGCGGGCACGCAGACGGGCAGCTCGGCTACGCGGCGACGGCCGACCACTACGACAACGTGTGCACGTCAGTCGCTTCGGTCGCTGCCGGTGAGGACGATCACGGCATCTGGGTTGCCGGTGCCGTCCTCCCCGCGGCAACGCCGGAGCAGGTCGAGGCGCTCCGGCAGTCGCCCCTGTCGGGTGACTGGCGGGACATCGGCGGGAACCTGGAGCTGGTGGCGGCGCACGCCGTGAACGTCCCCGGGTTCCCCGTGCCACGGCCGCGTGCGGTCGTCGCATCGTCCGGCCGGCAGCTGTCCCTCGTCGCCGCGGGCGTGCCCCGCCCGGTCGAGGACCCGAAGGTGGCGCAGCGGCGCGAATACGTGCGTGATCTCGCTGCGGAGCTGACCGCCGCACTCGGCCTGAAGACGGACACCCCGGCCCCGGGGTCGATGGCGCTGACGATCCCGGACGGCTTCGACGTCGACGCCGCGGACCTGCGGCAGGCGTTCGCCGACGCGGGCATCGCGTGGCCGACAATCTCCGGGACGCTCGGTGGCGTGACGATCCCGGCGTTCGAGGTGGCGGAGGGGTGCGTCCGCGGGGCGCTCGCCCGTGCCCGCGGAGAGCAGCCGGCCGTGCCGGACATGGCCGCTCTCGTGGCGGCGCAGCAGAAGCTCGCGGCGCTGCGCCTCGACATGCTGCGGGGTGTGTGATGGCGTGCGGCTGCGGTGGCGGCGGGTCGGCGGATCTCGCGTACAGGCTCACGTCCGTTGTCGACGGTGAGCAGGTGATGTGGTACGTCGCGACGCTCGGTGAGGTGCGGAAGGCCAGGCAGGGGGGCGCGTCCCTCGCGGCGGTCGCCGTGAAGCGCGCGGAGATGGACGAATGGGCTGCGCGCCAGTCGGGGGCGGCGTAGCGTTGACGGTGCCGCAGGCTGCACCTGCTGGCGTTCTGTCACGCTCCCCCGCCTGACAGGCAGGGC